TTGCCCCTGTTAGCCCTGTTGCACCAGTGGGTCCTGTGCCCCCAATGGGGCCCTGTATTGGACCAGCTAGCACCCACTCTTGGTTTAGGTCAGACCAAATATAAAGGTCGCCCTGGACTAGGTATCCATCACCAATGTTGCCGAGAGGGTTGTCAGACTCTAGGAACGCAATAGTAGTGTATGACCCAAGGATGCTGATACCAGAGCCCTGAGGTCCTGTGGGGCCCCCTGCGCCAATAGATCCTTGCGGGCCTGTTGGCCCAGCAGGTCCAAGTCCAATATAGGCAAGCTGCTCCCACCCGGTGTCGTTGGTATAAAAATACACCTCTCCGTTGCTAGGCTTCACCCACATAAAACCGATATCAGGAAAGTCTGGCTGAATTTCTTGGTAGAAGACTTTGGCTGTGCCGAAGATTTCGTACAAAAGACTCATTGAAAACGAAATGTCTGCTGTGTTTGATTGAACAAAAACCACATCGTTTTCTTCAACAATAAATCTAAAAGTTTCGTAGGTCTGTCCGCCCTCTATAGACAAATTAAATGTTAGGTAGACTCTACTGTTTTCTGATGCAGTGCCCGCTGGCTGGATGTACACCGTTGTTTCCGCGACATTTAAAGATTTATTGGTGACAATTACAGAAGACACCCCTGTGGTGCTCACAGCGGGGAGAGCAGTGGGGACGTTAGCTAGGGGGTTGGCCACGCCCACTCTGGTTGCTGCCATGTTGTCACCTCTTTCTTATTTTTTGTCTATGCTACTAGGTTGATAAAGATCTAATTTGTAAGGAGCCGACCATTGCTGCATGTACCGAGCAAATGTACCTCCACGTAGCTGAGCTTGAGATAGGAACTTGCCAAAAAAGCTTTCCACTTGTTTTTCCTTGAGCGGAGCTCCCCGTTGTGACTGTCCCGTCATCATCAATGTGGATCAGGCCAGATGTTATATTTGCGTAGCCCCCTCCGGTGTCGCTCTGAATTTGGAACGGGTGCGAGCTAGAAACGTTTGTCAAGTCGAAACATAGGCTGGCTCCTGAAAGAGCAAATACTGTAGGGTTGTTCCCCGTGTAGTGACTGTTAAACTGGTAAGACGAGGACCCACCGTTGGACACGTCTAGTGTCGCAATGGCGTTATATGTTGGACCTTGTGCCCCCGTTGCCCCTGTTGCTCCGATGGACCCTGTCGCTCCGGTTTCTCCCGCTGCACCAGTAGGTCCGGTCGGACCTATGGGCCCCCCGGGGTCTCCTGCTGCGCCAGTAGGTCCATCCGTCCCTGTGGGCCCTGTCGGCCCAACGGGTCCGGCGACCCCTGTGGGGCCGGTTGGTCCACCTTCTGGTCCGGTAGCACCAGTAGGTCCAAGATCACCTTGTGCTCCTGTTGCTCCAGTGGGGCCGGTCACTTCTGGGCCTGTCGCTCCAGTTAGCCCTGTTGCACCAGTGGGTCCTGTTGGTCCTGTGTTCCCGGGCTCTCCTTGAGCACCGGTGGGCCCAGTGTCTCCGCTCCCAGAGCCAGTACCGACCTCTTCCCAAGTTTCTGCCGTCAAAACCTCTAAAGTGCTAAACTCTGTGTTGTACCTAACATAGCCCTCTTCAGCATCACTACGACGCTGCGCGGTAGTTCCTTTGTCCACATAGACAGTATTATTAACCCCGCGAATTACTTTATTTGTGAATGTCTGTGGAAGGTCGCCCTGCCCAACTGCGTCGTCCTGTAAAACTCCGTACAAGCTGAAGGAAACATTCGCAGTGGTGCTACGAACAAAGACTGCATCCCCAGGGTTTACAGCAAACCGAAAAGTTTCAAATGTTGTTCCGTACCCAACAGTGAGGTTGTCCGCGATGTACACGTATGATCCCTCGGTAGTTGAGCCGCTAGGGGCGACGTATACAACAACTTTGGGAATTGGGGTGAGCGAGGGTGAAACATTTGTGACAATGACTGACACCAGATAGCTTTGTTGGAAGGTAAACATCCCAGTGTCCGTATTTGTGGCGGGCCGAGCTGCGGCGAGTCTTTGTATTGCCATTTGCAGCGCCTCCTAAGCCTGAGCCTCGCCCCATGACAGTCTAGCGGAGCAGAGCGTTTCTTGTCCTGTAAGACGCGCTACTGCAACGGTAAGGATGTCCGGGCCGTCTGGGTATACTGAGTCGCCACCAAGGATAGAGTTTGAGAGCTCAAACAAGTCGGCGAGGTTGACGTTGGTTGCTTCTTCTTCACCCTGCTGGCCGGATGCTTTAAAGTTGTACACCTGGATTCCACCGGAAATAGTGTCGTTTGAGGTGTGCTCAACCACTTGCACCAAGGAGGGGGTCTCTACTCCAACAAAGTTTAGGTTGTTGAGTCTAGAGTTTAGCAGTACTTTTACGTCTACCAATTGGTTTGTTTGCACACCAACTTCTTGGAGCCTAAGCTGCATTCGGTTGATGATGTCGCGGTCACCTAGGGCGCCTGTAAGACCTTCTGACACTGAGGGGCTCAAGCGGAGTGAAATGAGCGGCTGATAGTTAGCCCCTGAAGTATTATTTAGGGCACCTATGGGAGAGAACGTATAACTAGATTGCGTGTTTCCAGTAGTATCAAAGTTAATCACGTTCCGCAAAATAAACCCTGGGCTAGATACAGTAGGCAGGGATCTTGCAAAATTAAATTGAGCGTAATTAAACACAGTAGAATTCACTACTTGCCTGACCTGCACAACACCAGCGAATCCTAAGTAAGTAGGGACTGTGGGGGGGACGTATACAAACACAAACTGCCCCGCCGTTAGCCCATGAGCACCGGAGCTAGTCGCGGTGACCAAAAAGTTGGACTTGCTAATGCTAGAAATATTTACCTGCGTCTGTGTTGCGGTTGCTAGAGTGTTTGTCACCGCAATATTGTTCGTATCGAGTGCCCTAAGGAAATAGGTATTTTCATTAATAAGAAAATCAGTGTTGTTTTCCCCGGAGACAAATCTAGTTCTTGGGTTTTGCGTATTTGACTGCGGCAGTCCGTTAGTGCCTATACCCAAGAACTGTACTGAGTCCCCGTTGGAAAAACCGTGTGACGGAATGTTAATAACGTCAGTTACGGTGCTAAGAGCAGTGGAACCGAAGGTTTTTGCTGTCGTCCCACCAATTGAAAGTGTCTGGCTGGATCGAGTAAACAGGTAGGCTTTGTCGTCATCAAAGCGGCCGTCCATGATTACTGATGTCCCCCAGTGGAACAAGGAAGGAATATATGTTGGGTTTTCGAAGGTTGTTACTTCATATCGAGCAGGCAAGTTACCAGAGCGGAAGTAGGACTCAAAAAGTTCGTTGTTGTGTGTAAATTCGTGGGTGTACCTCACTTGTCCGTCAAGTGTTTTAAACCCAAATCTAATTTTTCCAGCACCATACCATGAATAGTCCATGTAAATCATTTGAATTTTGGCAAGGTCAAGGTTGTACCCTGTAGGTCCTGTCCCATTACATGGATCTAGGTTCCAGTCTTCTTGGGCAATTTTAGTGTCTACAGTGATAGTTGCAATAATTCCTGTTTTTGCTGGGGTAAATGAGTGAGCAGTTGTGGTGCCCAGTGACGATAGGGTGACAGGAACAGCAGAATCTGGACGAGCTTTTATTTTAAAAGCGTTGTTGTTTATAATAGAAACATAGTAGGTTCTACCATTAACAAGTCCGCCGATGGGCTCGCCGTCTATAGAGTTGTACACAACCGGCAAACTTTCTGTAAATCCGTGACTTAGGATACCAAACTGGTTGGTAGCAGTGCTGACAACGCTTCCGGGGTTAAAAACTTTTTCTGACCCGGAGGAGCCTTTGTACTCCGGCTTGATTGTGAGTCTCGTGTCAGACTCAATGCTAGCAACTTTGTAGGTCTGCCCACGCAGAACAATAAAGTCTCCGGCGCTTAGCTGTGTACTAAACGCTGTGTTTGTCCCAAAAACTCTTTCAGAGCCATTCAAACAGGAAAGAGTTCCCGCAACTTGCTGTGTTGATGAGCGACGGACAGCGTAAAGTGTTTCGCCGTCAAATTCGTAAAACATTCCGTTTTGGAAGTCGAACATACCTGCTCGGATGGCCCCGTTGCTCCACTCGGTGACGTGAAGTCGTGGGTACCCGTACACAACAGGCTCAACAATTGCTTGCTGTGCGATAATAGTCAGGTTAAAAGAGTCGAGTACAGTTACTTGGAATACTCCATTGTAGACAGGATTGTCGACACCAAACTGGTCTTTAGCATCGTCAATTTCGATAAACAGACCATTAATTAGTCCGTGTGGCCGTCGGGTGCGGACTTGAATGACGTTTGATGCCCCCACTTTAAACATTGTTTCAATGTCAATGCTGGGCTTAAAGTTGATGGCCGCCGAGGTCTGGATGCCCTTGCCGGACTGGTATCTAAAGTACTTACGTGTCTGTCGGATAATCTGCCCAAACCATGTTCCGGAACCAGTTGACATCTCAACACCGCCGTCAAATGGGCGGTGAAGAGCGTAGCCTTGTGGCCTTACATACACAAAAGTGGGGTACGAATACGCAACGCCGTCATAGGCAGTAGTGTACGAACGCGTTACCGTAATTTGGGTGTCGGATCCGATAGCGGCAATTCTTCGAACGATGGGTGCCACAGGGACAATGTGGTTTAGCACCAACTGATTGCCAGATCCAGTGGTAGCAATGTCAATACGGTTGGAGTTTTCTACAGCGTCCACTTTTGTTGGGTGAAGTGTAAGTCTGTTGCTGCTGCTGTTACTGACAGTTCCAGTGGCACTAATGTTGCCAATGTTGCCGCCTTCGGAGTTAAACTCAAAAGATGTTGACGAGGGGATAGCAATAATTGTTTGCTCTCCATTGAAAACTTCGGGGCTAACCCCCGATATGCTAGCAATAGTGACAATGTTTCCTACCTCTAAATCATGATTAGTGCTTGTAGTAATACGTGCGACATTGTTTGTGCGGAATCTTGCTGAAATGTTTCGCACAACATCGTCTGAAATCCTGCGTGTGTAGTAGTAGCTGTTGTCGACTAGGGGGGCGGGGGCAACACCGGTAGTTCCGCCTTGATTCGCAATGGCACCAAAATCTTGGTTCTCTACTGCCAAGGTGAAGCTCTCTGCGGCAATATACCTAAACTCAAAAATTCCTGCATTTACTGAGGTGATGGTGAATGTTCCCTCAAAGTCAGCCGCCGAGTTGCTGCTAAGGCCTTCAATAGTTACCGTGTCGTTAGTTTGGAAGTTGTGTGTTTCACTTGTGGTAATGATTCTGGTGGTACCCGAACTTTGAATCCTTGCAATGCTGACTCGTCGGCCTCCAGAGCCGGGGCTAAATACCACAGACTCCCCCGTGACAAAAGGGTGATTTGCAGCAAGAATTTGGTCGGTTCCAACGTTAACATCAGACGACTCAAAGTAAGACTTTTCTTCGCTGTCCCGAGGGAAAATACGGAAAGGGTCACCGACTTTAAGAATTTTGGAAAATGTGGTGCCGGTTCCGTCAACAAGTACCGAGTCTTCAGATGTTGTAATTGTCCCAGTTCCCGTAATCTGACCACTAATTTGAGCGGACGTAAAGCTGTGCTCTGCGCCTGCTCCCGTGGTAATAACTGTGAGCGGAACGCCTGAGGCTGCATTTTCTGCTGTCAACGCTAGCTTGATGAAGTCTTTGTTTACGGCGATGGCAAAATAATCGGTACCCTCTGTGATACCCCCAAGGGCTGTCCCTCCGCCGTCTGAGTATGTTACTTTAGTTCCAGTTAGTAGGCCATGAGAAGCGATCTTTATGATATTTTGGTCTAGGTCTACCGAAAATTGTGGATCAAATGTTTTAGTGATTACTGGCACTGTTCCGTTAGCTGTGACTTCAAAAGTAGTTGCGTTGGGAACGTTACTAATTTCATATGTGCCGTCGGGTGTCCGAATAAGTGATTTAAGAGTGTGCGTACCTGTGGGAGTGCCGGTGCTTAGGAGGTCTATGGCTACACCCTCCGTGGCGTCGTTTGCAGAAGTAGCCAGTTTTAGTGTGTTCCCGTCAACAGAAATTACATAGTACGGTGTAGCTGTCGTAAGGCCCCCCACCGGGTCCCCACCACCGGTGTCGTACTCAACAAGTTCTCCGAGGGAGAATCCGTGGTTTGGAATTGTTAGTGTGTTGAGCACATAATCCACAGACTTGTTTATAATGGAATGGTTTCCTACACCTACACCTTTGATGTCCGCAATGTCTGTAAAAGACGAGTCGTTAGACAGCTTTAGGGTGTTGTTGTCTACTTTTTGAGTGAAGTAGGTTTGCCTGTTGTTCAATCCGGAAATCCCAGTGTCCGTGATGGCAAAACCGTTAAAACCTTCAGTAGTTATTTCTACTAAGTCTGCGGTTCCTCCAGGGTTTTCCTCCCCTACAGAAGTTACGTGTGACAGCAACCGGATGTTTCCCGTAAGGTTGGTAGGTGAGTCTGCAATAGCTTGAAGAAGGCACGACCCCGAAACCCCTGCGGCAGGGATTGTCCCAACATTGTTGTTCGGATCAACAAACTGAATTCGGTTGGCTGCAGGAATGCCGGTAATTACATGGGTGCCGTTAAAGCTTTCAAAGTTTGCCCCCGTCATGTTGCTAATAACCACGGTATTGCCAACTTGGAAATTGTGTGTTGTGTTAAGTGTCACATCACACAAAAACGAGGAGCGGTTTCTGTTTGTTACGCTAAAGCTTGTAACATTGCTTTGTGTGGGACGGGTTACTGTAAAATTGTTGTCGTCAATGACATTAAGGACGTCGTATGATCCGTTAAACACGGCGGCGTTTGGCCCGCTGATACTGCTAATAGCTACAGACATCCCGGGGGCAAAGCCGTGCTCAAAAGTTGTGGTGTAGAGCGCAACGTTATGAGAGAGCAGTTGCCTGTTTTTAAGAGAAAAGTCAAAGAAAGGCTCATTAAAAGCACGAATTTGGTGACTTGCGTACACAAAGCCGTCAATATTTTCTTGCGATATTGAGGCTGAGTTTGCTGTCCGGTACGTAATTTGATTCGAAGCCGGCGTACTTTCAATCGTATATGTGCCTTCAAATTCTAGCGGCTGGCTGCCAGTTACTCGGGAAATTCTTAATTTTTCCCCGGGGAGCATGCTATGTGCACCGTCTAGCTGCATAGTGACAAGGTTGCCATCGCGGCGTCTCCACGCAATCCCTACCCCGTAGACGGTGTCGAGGAAGTAGGCGCGACGCATTCTGCCAATTTGCGTGGATTCTTGGTTCCACGCCAGAGTAAGGTTTGTCCCGGTATCCACGTCATAGAAAAACTCAGTAGGGCTGTTAACCCCAGCAACAATCCAATCTCCGACAAACTCACTAGAGTTGGAAGATTCTCCGTCATCAAAATTAAGAACTCTAAATCTAAAGTTTGTGGACATCCGGTGAGGATTGTCTGTGCGAACAACGCGGCGGGTGCCCGTGCTGGACCGGTCAACGATGTTAACTTCTGCGGAGTACAGTTTGTCCGATTGGTCGGTAAATCCTCGCAGCTGGAACCAAGCATCGCCGCCGTCGCTCCAACCGTGAGGCTCAGTAAAGTTGATAAAAAGATCGTTAGAACCAAAAAAACGAATGTTGGAGATTTCTTTGGAAACAGGGCTGTCAAGTTGGGCAAAAAACTGGTCTGCTGCGGTAATTTGACTTACCCGAAATTCTCTGTTAAAGACAGTGCGGAATCTTTCTTCCATACTGATAACGTTTACACGGTCACCAATTTCTACATCGTTAGTTGTGTCAAGGTTCATAAACACTCTGGTGCGCTTTGATAGCCCACGAGACTCAATGTAGTGACTTCTCTTGGAGACAAACCCAGTAGCTGTTTCTTGTGTCTGAGAGACGTTGGCAAAGTCGTTCCTAAAGCGAAGTCTGGTGCCTGGACCACTCAGACCAGTTTCAATGTTGTCGATGCGTGGGAATCCTCGTACTGTCGAGGCCTCCCCAACAAGAGCAGGATCTTCTGTGTAGTTGGCGGTAAAAGGGAGGTTCAGAAAATTATCTTCTTCAATCTCACCGTTTTGCGTTCCACTCGTCCACAAGAAGCCGTACTCACTACTCCCTGAGCTGCTGCCACCGGGGTTAAATGCTTGAGTGGTCATAAACCATTCACCATTAAAATACTGTCCGTAAGGCGCTGGAATATTTTCAACTTTAATCATGTAGCCTGCGGTGTGGTAGTGCGGGCGGTCGCAGTATATGCCTCGGGTTGTGCCGTTGCTGTAGATTCCGCGAATTTTTAGGGTCCGGTCACCAAGCATGTATTCATAGTCAAGATCTCTAATGTACGATGCGCTAGAGGGAGCGCTAACCGCGTCTTCGGTAAAACTTTCTTCCGCAGTAAAAGAAAACTCATTAGCAGAAGGAATTCCGGTTATTCTCCAGAAGCCGTTCCACCTGCGATCCAAATTTACTGTCCCTGAGGGGAGCCCACTAATTTTGACAAACATGTTTGTCTGTAAAGCATGATTTTGTGCTGTTGTTATAACCCTGGTTGTTCCCGAGCTGCGGTAGCTAGTGATGCCAACAGCAGGGTATGCCGCCGCTGCAATAGGACGCTCAACCTCGTCTAATGACAGAAATTGTCTAACGTCGAACCCTCCATTAGTGGTTGTGTCAATATACTTAAACACTCCATTCGAGAACAGAGCTCTAATTTCGAAGTCACGTGATTTTGCGTACTGGACAGTCTGCCCCGTGACAAACCCATGGCTGGGAATGTAAATACTGTCCTCTAGTTCGTTAACAACAGTAAAAATAAATTCGTGTTTAGTCCCCTGCCCCAAGGCAGTCAAGTCTAGCTCTGGGCCATCTAGTGACTGGCTGAGGGTGAATGTGTTGGCGTCGACAACCTCTTTAATGTAATACGTTGCGTTTTCTTGCAGAGGGACGACAGCCGCTTGCTCGTTTGCGCGATACCGGACAGGCTGATTTGCCAAGAAACCGTGGTTTGGGATCGTAAACCTGTTTGTGGCAAGGTTTACAATAACGTTACTAAATCCTTCGGACGTTGCGGCGGACGGCGCGGTAAGGTTGATAGTGGTAAAGTTTGGCCCTGGTGTTGTGCTCAAACTAAGCGTGTAGTCGTTCTCTACATTTGCGTAATAGGCAGTATTTGCCGCAAGAGTGCTTACAGGGGTCCCTGTAAAGAAGTAGTTGACAGCTTGTCCATCAAAAAACCCGTGTGGGTCAGTGAAATAAAATTTGTTGTTGTCTGTGTCTACAGTAATAGGAATTAACGCGTGAGTTGAGCTGCCAGCTGGGGCAACTTGAATTGGATTTAAATCATTAGCTGCATCTTCTGGGGTGTTGTATACCGCGAAGCCAAAGACTGAGGACTCTATTAGGGTGACATCAACAAAACCCTCGAGTTCCGCAAAGTTGTTGGAGACATCTGCAATAGGTCGGCCCAAGAAAAGGGTAGAGTTGTTGTATGTTCCTTCGGATGTGGCGACATTAAGGGCAGTAGAGACAATCCAAGACCCACCTCCGCCGCCCCAGAGAGACGCGCTGCGCCCATTAGTTGCACCTCCACCGTATCCTCCGGCTCCTCCTGGCCCACCCCAAGTCTGCCCATCAGCACCGCCTCCGCCACCAAAGCCTCCGCTTCCTGAGGAGCCCCCGGCCGGGAATCCACCAATACCACCTTGCAGAAACCCTTGCCCACCGCCGCCGCGCTCTGAGTTGCCTCCATTTGAGAAAAACCCTCCGCCGGCGCCTCCAGCTGAGCTACGGCCCGCCCCATTGCCGTTAATTCCACCGCCCTGCCCGCTTTGAGAGTTACCACCTCGAGTTGTTGTCTCACCGTTACCTCGTGCTGCGCCTCTGGCGGTAGTTGTGTTGCTGGACGAAGACCCGCCACCCGCAACAAAAAGAGGGACATTTCCGTTTTTACGGACAACAAAAGTGCCACCCGATGATCCAGGCCATGCGGTGTTGTTTGGTGGGAGTGTACCAACTTGCCCACACAGGATAGTAATAACGTCACCCTTGGAAAGTCTAATATCTCCCGCAACTCGTGCGCCATTACCAGCTTGAGCATTTCCTTGCCGCCCAGATGCTCCTCTTACGTCAAAACGGTACACCCCATCAGTGGGGACTACCCAATCTTGATAGCCCTGAAAGCTGCCTTGAGAGACAAAAGATGCCGCCCAATCGGCCCCGCCTGCAACGTATTCGTCCCGCACTTGTGTAATTGTTGGTCCAAAACGGCCAGTTGCCCCGCCGGTTGTGAATCGTAAAGATTCAAAATTGTATAGACTACTGCCGCCGAGGCCGGCAAGAAGGTTTCGAACAAAGTAGACATCCCCAGATGTAAGTCCAGTTACTGGTGCACCATCTGTCAAGTATTTTACTGCTTGCTGGTCCTCGTATTTTACGGAAGAAATATTAAATTCGTTGTTGAATACAGCAGGGAAGTTTAGGGTTATTCTGCCGTTTGAGAAGTTAGAAATTTCTAAGTTAGCACCACCGGCGGTGGTGGCAAAACCGACAGCAAAACCGTCTGTGTTTAGGAAGTAGACTTCCCCTGTGGTGATCCCCAGTAAATCTCCGGTTGTTTCCCGAAAAACCCAGGCGCTTTCGTCAGTTACCTCGGAGGAGAGAGTGTTCTCCTCGTTACGTCCCGGGAAGTACACATAGTTTTCCTCGAGGTTGACGTTCGTCTTCCTAAGGGAGTGCTCTCCAACGCCACCTACATCAGTGATGTTTATTGCCATTTAGCAGGACTCCTTATAGATTAATTCTATTTATATTTTACAGCAATACTCAGCGGACGAAGACTGCCAAACCAGTGAAAAGACGGTTACTTGTGGCACCTGTATTGAAACTTCGGCTCCAAAAATGTCCGCCAGTTCTGAAGTCATAGTTTGACGTATAGTTAAATCCAATACCTCCACCGAAGCGTCCGCTGGTGCTTGTGGTGCCACCCATACCAATCATTGACACACCGTAACCCGTAACGTTTGCGGAACCGGCACTGTCGAACCCACCAGTAATGAAGCTGTTAATGTTTCCAAAGTTGTTTGCTGGGTCAGAAAGAATTTTAAACCCAAAAACTGTGGGCGTCTGGGATTGAAATTGAGTGACGCCAGGGAAAGTTTCTAAGCGACGGTTGAAAGAGTACTCTAGCTGTTGAACATCAGGGAACAGCCACTGATCACCGTAGGTGGTAAGGTTGGTCCCCCCGGTAACCGCACGCATATTTGAAATTTCAGCATTGTGCCGCCAGCCAAGGCGTTTGGATGTGTCATTAATTGACACAAGCATAATGTCGTTAAAGGGGAGTTTGTAAAAAAGTTTAGAGAACGAGTCAATGTCGCTGAAGTCTGAATTAGCAGAGTCAGTGAAAAGTGTGTTGAACGAAGCGTCAGTATCCCACGCCCAGCCGTCCCAGATGGACCCAAAAGTGCGTCCTGCACCAGACTGAGGCCAGCCGCCGGGGCGTCCAAGGTAGTTAGTGAGCAAGGTGTTTGTGGAAAGCTTCATTATTTGCGTCCAGCCACCTCCCTCAAGAGTCATGTCACAGTATGTAAGATGGGCGGCTGCTGTGCCGTTGGGCTTAATCCAATAGGACCCGCTGGGGGCGCTAGGGTTGCGGTTTAGGATTTCTCGCGCACTTACGGCTGCGCGAATTTCGGTGCTTCCGTCAAGAGTGAACCCACGTGATGTGGTTAGCTTAATATGTATATTATCATTGTATACATTCTGAACAAAATAGTAGTTTTTTGGCGCTCCCGCAGTGACAATAGCGCCATCCTCGGGAAAAGTGTACTCCAGCATGTCGGCTTCTTCAAAGTTGTGTCCCGGGACGGCAAGAATGTCGCGGTCTATAGACACAGAAATTGCTTTTAAGGTCTGCGCTCCACTTCCTCCAGAAATTGCTGTTAGTGTTTCCCCATCTGGCTCAGAAGAAACATTAATAACACTAGCTGAAGGGTTTGTTGCTGTCACCCAATAAGTGGTGTTATTTGTGAGCCCAATTGCGGCAGCGCCTGTCGTACTGTAGGTCACCATCTGACCAGTTTCCCACCCACTGTTCCCGCTTAAGGCGATGTTTCCCAATCCGCTAATGCTGGTAATTGTAAAAGTTTCCCCGTCAGAGTTGCTGCCATCAAAACTATAATTAACGCTTCGTTCGACGTCGAGGGCAACTAACGAGGTTGCGTCATCGTTATTGCCGGCAAAGAAGGCCACTAAATCTGCAGATTGAAAACTTCCCGTCATGTTTGAGTCGATAGACAGAACCGCACCACTGGGTGTTGTGCTGACCTGAAAAGTGGAACTTTCAGTCCCCAAGGATCCCACAGACGCAAGAAATACAACTCCTCGGGGATTTAAACTAAAATAGCCTGCAGGGGCAGTCACGCTATAGGAGAGGGGGGCACCAACGGTAAGAGCCCGAAAGGTTTCACTGGTGTGATCTACCGTGATGGTGTTGGCCTCTGTGTTGACACTAGCGACCGGGCTTCCAACCGAGCTGAGGGGGAGGCTAGCTAACCTATTTGTGAAGTCGTAATTTGCTGACAGGAGAGTGTTTGATGGATCAAAAGTTCTTGCGGTAGAGCTATTCCCGGAGTCAAAAGACTTTGACGCTGTGTTTGTCGAGTCAAATTCCTGAGAAATTGTGGAGTTTAGATTCAAAAAATAGAAGGGGGTGTTTGGACCAAAACCATGAGGGCTGTCTGTTTTGACAGTCAGGGTAGACGGGGTAAGTCCGTCGGTCACTAGGCCATCCGAGTCGGCAATGCGAATTTGTGAGCCCTGAAAAAACTCCCCGGTGACAATTGAGGTGTAAAGGTCCTCAATTGCGGCCGTGAAAAACTGATTCTCTTTTGCTAAATATGTAAAAGTTTTTGCGGTTGGGACTGAGTTGATAATATAAGCACCATCAGCTGTGAGGGATTTTGCTCCCGTTATGTTGATAGGGATACCAACAGAGAGCCCGTGGTCTAGTCCCGTGGTGACTGTTACTTCGCGAGAACCCTGAATTGTGTTGATGGAAAGAATATTGGGGATTGTTGTGTCACCAGATTTGGAAAAAAACGACGGGGTGTTGTTAATAAGTTCAAGAGTTTCCCACTTAGTAGGCTGCAGACCGTACTCAAAATCAGTGTCAATAAGATTTTCAGGGTTAGAAACTCTGAGTTTAGTTACTGGGTCGATAAACTCTTTGGGGAAAGAAATTTCTCCGCCGGTGCCGCTACTTCCGCCGCTGCTACCACCAAGAAAACCGGGCATTAAGAAGTCCTTCTTTCGCTAAACGCATACGTTAAGACTAGAGTATCAGACTCTAACCACATCGTTAGACCCCTAACCACCATGAAGTGGAGACGGCAAACGTGCTTTGAACCCCCCTTGCCCCCGTTGGACCTATCTGCCCCCCTTGAGTTTCCACAAAAACTCCGTTAAAAAACACATAAGTTTTTGCGGCTCCTGTGTCAAACCAAGTATCTCCGTTTACAGATGTATTAATGTCTGGACTAGTTGGGCTGGCAACAAACTTTCCAGTTGAGCCTGTGGGGCCAAGGGGGCCTGGGACTGTTGATGCTGGCCCCGTGGAGCCTGTGGGTCCAGTCTGCCCTCGTGGTCCTGTCGGTCCTTGCGGTCCGGTCACATTTGAATCCGCACCGGTGGGGCCTGTTACCCCCTGTGTGCCTTGAATTCCTTCGATTCCTTGGGGGCCAGTGGGTCCTTGAGGGCCTGTAACACCCTGAGGTCCGCTGGGGCCGGCAACATCAGATACAGGACCAGTTGGGCCCGGGATTCCTTGCGTCCCTGTGCTTCCTTGCGCTCCGATTGATCCTGTAGGGCCTTGAATTCCCTGTGGGCCTGTCGGTCCTGTAGGAGTGACGCGGAGGGCCTCCCAAGCAATGCCCGTCCATACCCAGCTTTGACTACCTGCTGTAAAAACTTCACCATTTATTGTGGGGTCTGGAAAGTCAATGGCTGCCATGATGGTGCCTCCTTTCTACGCTTTTGTTTATAGTCTACTTTATTATTCATTAGTCAATAAATGGTTCTTGTGTCCCTAAGTTTTTAAGCTCAACGTATGCGTCAGCCCAAGTAATTGCGGAAGTAAGCGACTCCCAAGGGCCACTAACATCAAAAACGTTTTCACCATATAAAATTTCTACTGCGGGGCCCTCAAGAATTATTTTGTATGAAAACATTTTTTAAGCCGAGTAGGCTATTCTTCCTTGGCTGCCGACAGCGATACCTACGCTGTTGTTCAGGAGAACATCGTTTATTGTATCTAATCCAAAACCAGACGTACGTTGTGCCCAAGACTGTGCCTCAGACGATGTCCCAATTTTCCCACCAGATCCGACAGCGACATAGCTGTCGTCATTCGCTGATATTGAATTTATTATCGAGCCTCCAAACGATGTACTAGGAAACACTTGGGTCCAACTCACCCCGTTAGCTGAGGTTGCCACTTTACCTGAATCTCCCACAGCGACATACTGAGAAAGTCCCAATCTAGAAGTAATACCAAAAATACTGCTATTCACAAAAGAAGATGATTGTTGAGTCCAAGTCACCCCGTTTGTCGATGTTGCTAGTTTTCCATCATAACCAACAGCAATAGAAATGCCGGCTGCTGAATGCACATCGTTAATAAAAGTTGCCCCAAACGAAGATGTGCGCAGGAGCCACTCATTTGCGTCTATGGATGTCGCTAATTTTCCAGAACCGCCCACGGCAATCCAAAGAGAAGCATCCGGGAACCATGAAATTCCTAAAACTGGACTTGCCCCAAACCCTGAGTTGCGCTGAGTCCAATCCACGCCGTTAGAAGATACGGACAGCTTCCCTGTGCTCCCACCAGCGACAAAAAGTCCATCACCATACGCTGCTGAAAAAATGTTTGTTCCCTGGAAACCAAGATCTACTGAGCTCCAAGTAAATGCCCTGTCGACTGAAATCGCACCCTTTCCAGAGCTACCAACAGCAAGGTATGTGCCACTTTCATCGCCAACAATAGAGTTGATGTTGGACGCCCCAAAAGTTGAATTTGTGGCAAGCTGCCACCCAGCTGGAATAAAGGGAGCAGGCAGCGTTGAAAACACGGCGTGAGATGCGATTAGCATTTTAGCTTTGCAGGTTTCCACTAAGAAGCCACGAGTTGCCCCCGAGTTTTATTAAAGAGCTAATTGCATATTGAGCTTTAGTAGTAAACCTGGCGCCTTCGCTAACAACGTTTACGCCCGCGCCTGCCACAACCGTGGTCTGCCCGGTGCCCAGCTGAGTCATAAGAATCTGTGTTCCTGTAGGAAATGTATAGCCCGCGGTACCGTCTACTGGAACAGTGAGGGTGGTGGCTATAGAGCTATTCATTTTTACCAATCTGGCAATGTCCGCTTGCCCAAGTATCCTTGACTCAGTATATTGAGGACCAACAAGCTCAAAAAGTGCCGGACCAGTCGCACCCGTTGGCCCGGAGGGGCCGGTTACTGATGGACCTGTTGGCCCTGTAGGACCCACTGCTGTAGAGGCTGCACCAGTCGGTCCCGTAACAGCAGGGCCAGTCGGTCCCGCAGGGCCGGAGGGTCCCGTTGGGCCAACAATCCTGTACCCAATATCAAACCAACTAGGAAGGGAGTTCCCTGGTTGAACAATCCATACAGCAATATTTCCAGTGGATTCTAGGACGTAGGCATCGTTTATTTGATTATTAGACGTGGGAAGGCTTGCAAAATTGGGAACACTACCACGAAGAGTAATGCCCGTACCTTGGGGTCCAATTGGACCACCCGGCCCAGTTGGGCCGCTCCCTACACTGAAATCCCACGAAGTTGGAGTTACCCCTGTGCCAATAAAATAGTCAGAAACAACGACAATTGTAGTCCCTACCGCAGAAGATATTACACCCTCCATAAAAAACCCAGGGTTTGCTTGAGAAGCTGCTCTAATTCTTTGCCCCGGTGCAAAAGCTCCAAGCTTGTTTACACTAAAAGATTTTGTACCAGCACCAATAATTAAATTTGACGTGGAGACGACTCCGTCGTACCCAGGGCCTCCTGCACCGGTGGGGCCAGTGACTGCTGGCCCTGTCGCGCCCGTCGCCCCAGTGGGACCTTGAGGCCCGGACACACCTGTAGGTCCAGTTACCGCGGGGCCAGTGGCCCCGGTGGCACCTGCAACAGTAGATGCAGCTCCTGTTGCTCCAGTGGGGCCTGTCGCACCTCGTGCACCAAGATCCCCTTGTGCCCCGGAGGAACCTGTAGGGCCTGTCGGTCCTGTAGGTCCTGTCGGGCCCCCTGAAGGGCCAGTCGGACCAACAACACCCGTGGCACCCGTTACGGAAACACCGGTAGGCCCTGTGGCCCCTTGTGATCCTGTTGCACCAGCAAACCCTCGAGCACCGGTAGGCCCTGTGGCCCCTTGTGATCCTGTTGCACCAATAAGACCATCAGGTCCAGTAAGTCCCAGCGGACCGGTTGGTCCAAGTGGCCCAAGCTCACCAATAGGACCGCGCTCCCCTGTGGGGCCTACAAACCCTTGGGCACCTGTGGGCCCTTGTGGCCCTGTGGGACCTGTGACATCTACGCCGGCTGAGCCGGTAGGTCCGGTGTTTCCCTGCTGTCCTGTGGGCCCGGTAGGTCCAGTACCCCCTGTAGGGCCAATAACTGTAGAAGCCTCACCCTGGGCGCCAGTGGGGCCGGTAGGCCCCTCAGCTCCTACATTGCTAGAAGCAGACTCTACCCAATAGCTGTCATAGTAGACGTATATTTGCCCAGTGTCAGAGTTAAACCACGCGTCTCCCACGGCTGCTACGGCGGGGGGAGTCAATGAGGAGACACTAAAACCACCAGTTGCGCCTGTAGGTCCAGCTATGCTGCTTGCTGAGCCCTCAGGCCCTGTAGGCCCTGTGGCTCCAATAACGGTAGAGATAACCAAATCCCACGCAACACCGGTCCAAACCCACGTCTGGTTTCCGTCGACAAACACATCATTTACATCTGGGGAGTTTGGAAAGTCAATGGCTGCCATGGGTCACCTCTAGGTTAGGTTTGCTTCGTATGTAAACTGAATGAGAATTTTATCGTTGACATCAAGGGCAAAAGGCACTGTGTTACTTGCAGGAAGCCCCTCGTCAAATGCTGAGTTTTGCCCGTGCATGAAAGCTTGAATGGTAGTTGCAGTAGAACCTGTAACAATTCCAAAAATAGCCGTACCAAAAAATTGAGTGGCAGGACCTTCGTCTCGAATAACAACTTGTCCCACAGGCTGATACGAGGCGGCTACAGCGCTTGTTGGTAGAGAAAACCTGTAAACCCCTGAGCCTCGGAGAAATCCTCCCGCAGTGGAGCCACAAGTAATAATAATCTGACCAATAACCGTTGCGCCTAAGTTTACATACCTGCCCACTATAGAGCTGTCCCCAATTGTTGGGTCTGTGTCGGCAGCTGACCACTGTGGTGTATACACTGTCCAAGGGCTGATACCAAAACTACCTGTAGGGCCAGTGGGACCTATAGGCCCAGTAACCGAGCTAGCTGCCCCGGTGGGGCCGGTCACTTCTGGGCCTGTAGGACCTGTAGGACCGATAACAGTGGAATCTTGCCCCCCAGGGCCAGTCGGTCCCGTTGGCCCAACCGCACTTGTGCGAACCAGTCTCCAGGCGGTGCCGTCCCATCTATAAACATTTACGCCGTTAGTGTACTGGTCATCAAGCGTAGGACCACTGGGAAAGTCTATTGCTGCCACGCTATTCTCCTGGTCCTATGTAGGTGCCCGTTAAGTAAAGAGTACTAGATGTAGTAAGTGTAGCGGGAGAAGAGCCAGTCAGGGGGTTTAAAGCTCCGTTAGCGCCTAAGAAAAACAGGTTAATTACTGCTCCAGATGTCAGACTGTAGCCGAGCACATTAAATCTGTTTGTGCCGTTGACATCCAAAACTCCTTTAAAACTAAAGCTAGAGCTCGATCCAGAGGACGGCAAGGTTGGAAGGGTCAGTGAATACTGTCCACTCCCAAAATTGCTAAACCCACCAAAGTCAAGTGTTATTGAAAAAGTAATCGAACGCCCATACTCTAAATATTCACCAAAGGCAGGATCTGGCTCACTAACAGTCCCAATTCCCGCAAAAACAGGGGTGTACGAGAGAAGTTCAGGCACTCCCGCAGGACCTTCAATTCCTCTTGCCCCCGTGGGTCCAATTTTATCAACAACAACAATAATACCTGAGATGTTTTGGTCTCCAACATCACGGTACACAATTTGTGCCGGAGCATCAAAGGGCACATCCCAAACTATTGTCGTGTTTGCACTAAATTGAGTCCTTCCGGCAACAGTATCGTTGTTAACGGTTCCTGGAATACTTGCAGTGGTTGTAGATGTAAACCTGAGTGCAAATGGGTTCTCTACCAAAACATTTGACACATCAAAGTACGCTCGCTCACCACGCACTACAGTAAGCTGCGGGTTGTTCCCAACTAAGTTGTCAACCTCGTATGCTCCACCTTCCCCTGTGGAGCCAATAACGTAGGTTACCCCACCCTTAGGCCCGGTGGGTCCTTGCCCTCCGGTGGGTCCAGTTGGTCCTGGAGTAGTTGACGCCGCGCCTGTAGAGCCTGTAGGCCCAGTTACCGCAGGGCCAGTAGGGCCAACGGGGCCCACAATTTGCCCCACGCTGGACCAGTTAGAGCCCCCCCAAACGTAAAGGTCCCCGTCATCATCAACGATATACGCATCGTTTATTTGATTACTGGCTGTGGGCAACGATGCAACGTTAGTGACGCTACCTAAGAGCCTAATTGATGTACCTTGAGGGCCGGTGGGTCCGACTGGGCCCTCTACGGTCGAGTCTGGTCCGGTGGGCCCTGTTACCCCTGGTCCTGTTGGTCCTGTGGGCCCGATAAGTGCCCCGGCCTCAATCCAACCATTTGTTGCTGTATAGATATAAATAGTGTTGTCTTCGTAGACAACCCAAAAATCTCCAACTACTCCGGTTGTGGCCCCAGGGCCAGCAGCAAATTCATCGTATGTCTCAAACGCTCCCTTGGCTTGAGAGCCAAGCCCTTGCGGTCCGGTGGGGCCAGTAACGATCGGACCAGTTACCCCTGTTGGTCCTGTTACACCTTGAGTCCCTCGATCTCCTGTGGGACCGGTGGGGCCGAGGTCTCCAGTAGCGCCAATGGGTCCTGTGGGTCCAGTTGCTCCTCCAAACTCTGTAGTCCCAACCTCTACCCAAAAATCGTCGTAATAAACAAATACAGCACCATTTGTTGTGTCAAACCAGACTTCGCCGGGGACTGGACTTGTAGGAGGAGTGCTGGCCTGAGGAATAAACTCCCCCGGGGCACCGGTGGGACCCGTCACGTCTGAGTCGGAACCAGTGGGGCCTGTCGGTCCTGTTGGGCCTGTCGGTCCTGTAACTGTAGAAGGGGAGCCTGTAGGTCCAGTAGACCCTGTGGGCCCTAACGGCCCCGAAGGCCCTGTTACTGTAGAGTCAGCACCCGTAGGTCCGGTTGGGCCAGTTGGTCCTTGAGGGCCTGTTATACCTCTGAAACCTGTAGGACCTGTCGTCCCTGTCGGTCCTATTGGCCCTGCTTCCCCCGCCCCTACGGCTCCTGTTGGCCCGGTTGGTCCGACTGGTGCAGCACCGGTCTCAACCCAGTAAGAGTCGTAGTACACATAAACTTTTCCGGTGTTGCTATTAAACCAAGCATCTCCCTCTTCGGGGTTCGCGGGTGGTGTACTTTCAGCAACAGCAAAATTACCTACGCCACCAGTTGAGCCTGTGGGACCGACAG